CAATTTGCTGTTCGGTAGAGTCATCAATCTTGTCTGCATCAAGACTGGGGTTTCCGAATCCGGTAACGCCCGGATCAATGATGTTTTCTTCTGTGTCTGTCATATTTATTTGGTTGGTTGGTTGATTGATTTATTAGATAAAAATTTTATCTAAAATTTATTTTTTCATAGATTTAGCACCTTTGCAACGCCATTTCCGGCGCGACAGGCTATTTGGACTATTCTTATCCTTCTTCCAATCGCCTTTAATCTTCAAGGAACGAGCGCAATAAGCATCACCCTTTTTAGTGCCGGGGCGAATACGATCTTTCCCATCTGCCGCCTTTCCTGCTTGACCATACTTAACTGTGCGTGTGCGGCCAGTCGCTTTATTAACTACAATCTTAGTAAAGCGTTTTTTAATAGTCTCCATAATTACATTGTTGTGAATGTGCCATTAGAGGCATCGTCTTCATTTGTTTTGGAAGAAATAATACTATCAATTTCTTTCAAAACCCTCTCATAGCCCTCTTTGTATTTTGCCTGCAAAGCAACCTCTTCGATTGTCTTGCCATCACAAAGCGGAACCATTGATTGCAAATATGCTCGTAGCTTATAGCCACTCTTTTGTGAGTAGTCTCTAAACTTGGCAGAGTCTTCACTCGTCCAATTCATTTATTATTTATTTTTTGTATTATCAGCAGTCGCGGCAGGAGAGGCATCGCGGCCAGTAAAGTTCTGGCTCAATGCTCCCTTAGCGGAGTTGTAAAGATCACGAGCAAGACTGCGAAGCATCTCTTGATCGTTAGCGTTAGCACGCTGAGAATAGAATTTATCGTATGCTTCAGGCTCGTAAGGAGTGTCAAGTTTAGCAGGTTGGCTAGGCATAGCCGCGCCAGCTTCATTCTTTCGCATTTCTGTAGGTGATCCGCCCATATTTTTATTAGTTATATGTTATTTTGTTATTGTGCAAATGTTTTATCCAGCAGTTGGAGGCTTTGGAGGATTAGCTACATCATTAACCATTCCAAATTGTGTAGGAACTTCGCCTTCAAGTTTTCCAAACTCACGGGATTGACCAAGTGCAACTCGTCCAGTGCGTCCGCCTGCTGCTGGAGATGGTGCGCCACCTGCGGCTGCTGGCATCAACTCTTCTGGAGGAGGAGTGCCATGTCCTGCGGTAAGATGACTGAACGCTTGCTCTGCGGCAGACTTGAATTGCGAAATCATCTTTGAGTCCATTCCTTTCGCTTCTGCTTGCATGATATGCCCCATGAAATGCTCCAACGCTTTGTTCAGCGGTTGAACCATCTCTGGGGGCAGAGAGCCAGCAGGAGCGTTTTCGATGAGTGGCATGAGCTTTTGAGCCATGACATTCAAGTGAACCATATCGTTGTCTCGCGGAGATACTGGAACCTCTTGACCAGCGATGATGCTTTGAAGCTCGATGATCTGCTGACGGGTTGCTTCAATAGCAAGCGACTCAACTTGGTCTTTCGGAAGAATGACACTATTCGCAATACTCTCACCAAGTTTACGACTCCAATCCAACTTGAGCAATTCGTCTTGATTGACATTAGGATTGCCCATGTATCGTTGGATCATCATGTCGAGAATCTGATCGTTCTGCGCTTGTGTATCTGGCAACAACTCTTCAGCAGGGCTGTATGCCATGAGAAGAATATCCGAAGGAGGAAGATTGCGCTCAAGCATATTCAGAACGCACGAAATCGCTTCCTCATCCAAATGATCTGGCACTTGGAATGGAACCATGAACGATGGCAATTCCATGACGCTACGATCAAACGCATCAACAACATCAGCCCTAGCCCAAACAGCATTAGGAACCATCTGGCGAGCGATGTCTAGCTTGGTCTTCAACTCAGCAGCAGCTTTGATATGCTCTGGGTGACAGATGCCTCGTTGCATACGCTCAACTGCTTTGCTGTATTGCTTTGTAAATCGCATCAAGATTCCTTCGCGGATTTGATTCTCGATTGCGGCCACCCTGTTGATTTCAGAAGCAGTAACTTTCTGGTCACGCACTCCAAGAGCAGAGCTTGGAAGGAATGTGCCAATCTGGATTTCAGCAAGACCAGAAATGAAGCGATCCAAGTTCAAGAAGTCTTGGACATTCGCTGGCATATTCTGCGGAATCACTTCATATCCTTCCGCGATATAAGCGACAGGATGATGGACAGTCAGCGGAGTAGCACCAGCTTTAGCATTCGGGCCTTTTTTGAGGAGCAACATTCCAGAGAGATAGGAATTATCCACAACAAGGTTGCGAGCCTTCTCAACAGCAATATGAGTATTGTAAAGATCACGCCCAGCACCACGGGAACTCATTAATGCACCACTGCCAATCTCAACAGAAAACAACGCGAGGCATTCGCTCATTTTGCTGTAACGATCAATCTGTGTGCAAATCTCGTCGCCAGATTTGTCATCAAAAAGGAAACGGCTAATCTTACCATTTGGCTCACGAACCAAAAGCTCACCTAGTTCGACATACTTCGCATCGTTCTCGTAGCTTGCTCCGTAGCTTCCTTCACGAATCCAATCCTCGTATCGGCGAGCATCGTCATCAGCATCAAGTGTGCGTCCAGCAGGGATTGCATTGTTGATTGCTTTAACGAGATTCTTGATGTGCCAGCCTGCCATTGCGGACATTTGTGGGTCTTCAAGAACTGGCAACAACTCTGCAATTTGATAGCGGCGTTTCCGCGCCCAGATTGGAGTTGCTTCTGTTTCTTGTGGAGTCTCGATAGAAAAGAATGTGTAGTCTTGGCGAAGGAACTCTGGCTTCCAGTCACGAAGATCATCCCAGCACAATGCACAAAATCCAAAGGTGGTATTCTCGTGAACAACTTGTGCAACGATGTCGTCATGGCCCTTCCATCCACGGATACATTTTGTGATCTCTTCGCGGAAAACCTTGGTCTTGTTTTCAGAGTCAACTCCCTCAACAGGAAACTTTGTGTATGTCAGCGTAGGGGCTTGCTCAATGACTTGTTTGAATGGAGGCTGAATGCGGCTAACCATCGTGGACAAGAATCCTGTCGGACGATTACTGCGCCAGTTCTGCCCCATGCTTTCAAGTTTCTTCGCAGCATATGGAGGCTCGTTGTTGAGCTTCTTTTGAATCAGTTGATTCTTGCGGTTGCGCTCAACATTCTGTTGCTTCAAGCGACGATAGGCAGAGTGAGCTTGAGACGCATCTTTGAATGTGCGACGAACTTGAAGCGTCTTTGGATCAACAGTATCTCCATTGCTAGTAGGAGAAGGATCAACAACATCAAGGTTTAGCGTCCTTGGTTTGCTTTGATCTGAAATGCGCGGAGCCTTGTTAGCGTAAGTATCGGTAACAATTGCGGGTAGCGGTTTTAAAACATCTGCCATAATTATTTATTATTCAACCAGCAAAATTCTGGCAAATCATTTGATTCGGATAGCTTGTCTTTGTCAAAGAAAATCGCAGTTCGGTTATCATGTCGCAATAATTTACATCCACCTAGAACTGCGGAGGATTTTGTATCTCTAGCATTTCGGATACTAGCACAGATGCGATCCGTTGCGGCAATGCAAGAAGAACATCCTCCACGCCAGTTCACATTATTCGGACATTGCCTACAAATCTTAGCTCGTTGTTCAGCCAAGTCATCGCTAACAAGTTGAGTCCTCTCGTTGGAATGCAATATGTTTCTAGCCCAAGTCGAGATGTCATTCATCAACTCACTTCTGCCTGTAGGACTCGTTACACTCGTTACAACAACCATGTCCACTCCATGGCAAAAGTGAGGCCAATTACCACAGATATAATTAGTTACATCTCCTTCCACATCACCTAACGGAATATGATTTTCTGCACGATAATTCGTTACATTCTCAAGTAGGTTTTTGTAACTACTGCCAGTAATCTTAACATCACTCTCCATGTAGTGATGTCCTCCGGGCGGAATTAGTCCTTCGATTGGTTTAGGCATATTATTCGGAAAAATCTACATACTCCATTTTTTCGATACCTTGCAAGGCTTTTGTTCTTGTTGGCAACTCTGGCTTTGCATCGGTCATAGTCGCAATTGCGCCTCCTCGTTGTCTCAAAAGAAACACAAGCAAGGAAAGCGAATCCAATGCGTCTGGCGAATGTTGCCGTGTGCGCTTGCAATAATCACCTTTGCTCTCCACACGAACCAAGCCTTGGCCTTTCTGCTTGTATCGTCTCGCAGTAGCTTGGCGCACCAACTCCTCGCTACGGAACCCCGGCGAGATTTTCAGATACTCAAACTCCAAATATTTCGCTAGACCGAAAATTAATTCAGTCACTACACCAGAATAAAGTTGCGATGCTGGCAAGGAATCGTCGCCAAGAATGTGAGTATCCGTAGCGGCAGTTGAATAATTTACTCCAAGCACATCTCCCCACACAGACTTCAATGAATCATGGATGCCAGCACCATTGCCTGTTCGGTCAACGCATACCCAGTTCGGAGCAATACGCATTTGCTTACAGAATTTGATAATGTTTGTGGACTGCTCCAATGTCGCGGCCTTTGGAAATGGAATCTGTGAGTCGAGTTGCAAGACAACCTTTGGCTTCTTGTAATCAACAAATCTGCCACTCATTGGTGTATAGCCGTCAGAAAGCCCAAATCTGCCAAAAGAACAGATTACTTGGTCATTGCCCTCTAAAGCCAAGTCGAACGCACACAGAGGCACTACAGGCCCAATAAAGCGGGTAATTCCCATGGCATTGTCCATCATGCTTGGAGTCATTATCGCCATGGACACACCTTCCTGTGGGAACCAGCCCCTAGCCATGGTATAATATTCTGCTGTCTTGCCTTTGGATTCGTAGGCTTGATAGCCTTCGTGCGTCTGAAGACCGGGGAATACGATCTTCTTCTCAATCACATTCTCGCACCTAGCGGCATCCAATCGCAAGATATGCCAACCATCACGACTCTTCCATTCCAAGTCATCCTCGCAGTCAATCGACCCCCAGCCTGCTGTTGGCTCACAACGCTTGCCAAATTCGCTTGTCCTATCTTTCGGGTTACTTGCCGCAAAAATCTTGATTCGTCCTTTTGCGCCTTCCGTATCCGCCGCAGACAAGATGTTCTGCAATCCTTCCCAGACACCAGCGGGAACTTCTTCCGCTTCGTCCAACACAACATGAGTCCTAGACATCCTTCCCCATTTAGGGTGGGATTTCCCACTTCTTGGGCTAGGGTGGAAACCACGCAATGTTCCCGTTCCACTATCGCCCCTTGGAACAGCAACTAGGTGAATGCCATTTTTATTGTCACTATTAGCTTGGATACTTTTTACAAGTGTCTCACTACCTTCAAATTCTGGTCTAACCAATGCAGTAGTATAAAACTTCTTAATAGCTGCAAATACATTTCGTTGTGCGTGTTCGGCAGTCAATGATACAACTTTAATACAAGTATAGTGAGGATCACGCATCCAATCCAACAAAAACCAAGCCGCCGCACCAAAGGTCTTGCCCATCGCGCCTGCACCTTGGATCAGCAATTTATCTTGATCGAACAAACATCTCCATGTGTTTTGACTGGACATTGGCCTCCAATCATAAACTTGTGGCCCCCAAAGAATCGTTGCCGCTGCCTCAAACTGGTCTGCATCTAGCAAGCTCTGGACATAGTTCTTCACTATTTCCTTCGCTTTTGGTATATCCAATTCGACCTTTCCTTTCACAGATGCCGCATTTAGAATGATATGCTTTGCCGCATACACGATTCCAACATCTTCATCCCTGTCAGCCTCTTCCCGAATTTCCTCGGCTAACTTAATCGTTCTATTTACGCTTCCGCCAATCATGTCAGCTCTGGCAAATTCCTTTCTTGCTTAAACCTAAGCAATACATTCCACACTTGCTCAAGTGTATCGTCACAACCCCTTGCTCGGCGATTTACTTTGTTCCCGTCATCGTCGTAACTCTCAACATTAAACTCTTTAAACTCGCCAGAATCATATCGAAGTTTACTTCTAATCTCTTGCTCCAAGTCGTTAATGACTATCAATGCATCTAATCCATGGATAGCATAAGCATGGTCGTCTTGTTCTTCTGGCAAATTAAATTCTAGGATAGCTTTCATGTTCAATATAATATAGAATAATACAATAAATTATAACACCTAAAATAATATAGTTCATGGGTAATTCTTCATCCCTGCATACAAGCCATTTCCATCAGCATACCAGCCTTGGCCCCTATAGACATCTAGAACATCGCTAAAATATTTCTCATACATCGGAGCAACTTTCCCAAGCGTGAAGTTCTCGCCCCACTTCCTACAATCTATCGGCTTGATGTCATCAATGTTGTTGATCGCATCCACAAAGTCACCCATCGTCCTGCATCGGAATCCTGTGATGCCATGCAGATTGTTCTCTGCAAAGCTACCCCAGTCTGTCGTAATCGTTGGCGTTCCACAAAGCAAATTCTCAACCTGAACCCCTCCAAATGGCTCAATATACTGCGAAGGAACGAACGAAGCCTTTGCATTAGCCATTAGCTTCTTTCTCTTCTCCACATCGGCATACCCGACATATTCAACATGGTCTGGTAACTTGTAGCCTTCTTCTTTCTGACCTGCGATAACTAGTTTCACCCCTGCCCTCTCTGTGGCTTGGATCGCTACATCAACACCTTTTCCACTGTAAACCCTGCCTAGATACAGAAAGTAATCTTCTTTCTTTGGGTTAAACTCGAAATCCTCTACATCGAAATAATTCGGGATGACAACATCATACCAGTCTTGCCGACAATTCCCAACAGCCTGCAAGCCGTAATATGCGTGATAAATCGCGTAACTTTCCCAGACTTTCCACCGCGCCCAATGCCCACCCGCATATCCAATGCCCGGCTCCACGCAAATCATATCTTGATGCGCGTCACAAATTGGCCTCACTCCACTGCCCCAGAAAGGCAGAATGAAATCATGCTTCAACTTCCTTTTCCCTACTTCCTCAATCGCATTCTTGAAAAAGGTCTGATAAGCGTAGTCCTGCATATTGAACTTGAAGAAGGTCTTTCGCCAATCATGCGAACCATAAGACTTTTTAAAATCATCATTCGTCAACACTGTGACATGCTCGGAACATTGAAGCTGTGAATCCTCATGCCCGTAGTGAATGACTTCATGGCCTCGCTCCACCATCATCTTGCCGAATTTTACAACCTTCTGAGTATAGGCGCAGGCATTGTATTCTTTTGATGTGACTGTATGCGGCAAGCCGATTGCGTGGAATCTCATATATTTATTTCCCTAAAATCTTCTCCCCTTCTGTATACCCTCCCCGATAAATCTCAACTCCATTTTCTTTCACGACAAACATTGATGGCTTTGTTGAATGATCCCAATATGATGAAAATCGTTTCTCCTGCAATCTCACCAACTTTATTCCGAAGTCTTGCGCTAGTGAAATGCTCGTGATGTCTCGATCATAAATATCTCGATACACCACAGTCCTGATTCCATAGGATGCAATGGAACGCAAGCAATCATTGCAGGGCAAAAGCGTGATAGCAATCAAAGCGCATTCGTCGGGCTTTACATACCTCAAAGCATTTTGCTCGGCGTGGACGATGTAGAGCCTTCGTTTATCTCGATCCACCCAATCCTCACGCATTCCAGCGGGGAAGCCGTTGTAGCCAATTCCTGCCACTGTGTTATCATGGCGCAATAAACAAGCTCCAACCTGACGCCATGGGTCTTTGCTTTTCTTTGCTGCTACAGTTGCCAACTCTAAAGCGTATTCATTCCAGTTCATAGTTCAAAGGCTCGCAACTCTCCGGGGATGTCATCTGGAAACCTAATGCTGTCGATGTTTGCCTTGTGAAACTCTTCTATTTCTATTGCGTCTTTTAGTTCATCGCGCAGGAAAATCAAAGCTGTTTCGTATTTGTCAAAAGTGGATCGCTCCGTTTCGTGAAGATATCCCTTATGTTCAACGATGAAAACTGGATCGTTTCCATAGCTCCATTTCGTTTCTATGTGCCAATGGCAATCTCGATCCTTGTGATGATCTCCCGCGATTAGCTTGTGGTATTTCTCTGCTAGTTCTGTGACTTGCTTTTCAATCTTCATAGTCCAATACCTCTTTGCTATTCGTTTCCAGCATATGCAAAGCATGATTCAGCTCATGGTGAAAATGCTCCTCTGTGAAATCCTTTTGATTCAATCGGAAAATGCAAGCTGAAACTACTCGCAAAAGTCTTGCATATGTGAAAGCGGCGGCGAGTCCTGCGATGGTGGCGTTTGAATAGTTTGAATAAATCGGCGCACCTTCATCGTCTATCTCATCGCTTCCGTTGTTTTGAATCAAACCCATGAGCCAACCTGCAAACAAGTCGAGCGTTTGAATGAACTCGTTCGGGTCAATTGAATGTTCCTCAATGTCCATCTGGCTTTCGATGTCGCGCTGTCCATCGGCGAATCCTTCCCAATAGTCTTGTGACTTGTCATTCATTGGCATGATTCGCATTCTTCATCTTCTAGGCTGCAGGCGCGAGGAACAATCTCGTTGAAATCCTCGTCAGGCTCAGGTTGCTTGATTTCGCTCCCGTGGTCTTTATCTAGTGTCGGCATCTTGTCGAGTCGATCAACCGCTGATTTGTCGCTGTACGCTTTCCCGTATCTGATGGAAAGCTTGGAAGTATTCGCGGCCATTGCGCTTTCAATATCAACGCCGATAGAGTCCAGCATTCCCGCAATATAAAAAAGCAAGTCGCCACATTCTTCGACGATGTTCGCAATATCTAACGGCTTCCGGTAGATAGTGGCCTTCTTTACTGAGTCCAGCAATTCGCCGGCCTCGCCACTGATTCCAATGGCCATGTGCAGGCGATGACAATCGTCAGGCGTTAGCTCCTCAGCGATGACAGAGCCAGCCTTGCAAAGTTTGCGAACGAATTCGCGGTGCGTGTCGTATTTCATAGGCTTCCCCATTATCATGGTTTCTTCTCTACGCAATTGGTTTTTTCAGCTAAAAAAAGCTCTAGTGTCCTGACTCCCTTTTCAAGTTCGGCGATGCTATCCTCCCGGCTTTTGAGTGCATCCTGCAGGGTCTTGATTAGAAGGTCGGCATTTTCAGGCGTTGGGGTCTTGGCGTAGGCGTGGGATAAAATCTCTAGTTCGGTCTTGGTTTTTTTGGACATAGGGGCGTGGATGATGCCCGAAAAGCTTGGAGAGTCAAATGCGGGGCTTCTAGCTTCAGCAATGGCATTGCATGGGATGGTTTCCATTTACTCCATTTGGTCGGGTAACCAAATATAGTTTTTTGGTAGGAGAACCAAATAGAGTTTTACTGATCGGGAAAAATACCAGATGCGGGAGAAGTTCCTGCGGGAATATTCCCTGTCGGTAAAAGTGTACAATCTCCGACAATTTGAAATTCGGCGCATATGCTTGAACCTGTCACAATGCGACAGATTGAAGCAAATCCCGATCGGGTGCAATTTCGGGGAATCTAGCTAGATTCTCCCTTTTCGGGTATAGCAAAACCTGCGCTGAGATTGTGTCTCGTTATCTATTCAGATTCCACAATTTCGGCCTCGATTGGTTCGGCGTCTTGAATCCTAGCAATCGGGGCAGATAGTTCTTTCAGACTGTCCCTAGTGTCACGATCCGGAACGGAAAAGCTGATTTTGAAGTTTTGGTTCCCTGTTTGCTCAATCTCTACTTTGTCCCCGTATTTCTTTGGCGCGAGCTTGGAGGCAGTCCATTTTAGTGCGTCGATCCGTAACCTGCCAATCTGAGCATCGTGAGAATTAAACGCCTCAGTCATGACCATATCGGCGAATGTATCAGCCTGCTTTGATCTCGCTCGTGCGTAGTCTTGAAAGAAGTCTGGTTGATTGTCGAGCCATTTGTAAACAGTGGGAATGCTTGGAACATCGGGGAGTTGGCAAATTGCATTCAGTGTCATGCCTGATTCGATCAGGTCACAAATGTGTTTTGCTGTGTCTTGATTGAATGGCGTCTCTGGTCTGCCTAAAGTTTTTTCAGTCATTTCTACATTTTGAGCTTGACTGATTAAAAATTGCAAGCCTAAACTAGCTTCGTCAGAAGCTCCTCAATTGAGATATTCATCTCAAATCGGATCGGACTACGCATGAAAATTCATCCGCATTCAATCTGATTCTCATCAGATTTCGCTTTGAAAGTTGGCATGATAATTAATTCGCGAAGTTATCAGAATGGCATGGAAAATGTATCTGGCAAATTGATGGCAAAACTCCCCAGCCTCTAACGGGCGGGAGTTTGCAAAATTGATTCCAAAAATCACAGTCTGAGATTTTCCACAAATGTTTTTGAAAGATTTTTTCGTGAATTTAAACGCCCGCAAACCCGCATCCAGTGCGGTTCCGTGGGCTTGTCAATATTAGAATGCGCGTGTGCGAAAACTTTTTTTCTTGGTGTTTTGATAGTTTCGCGAGAGTCTCTTTTCAGTGAACGACGCAACCCGCGACGCTCCGAAAACTCAAACGAAAAACCAAATGACTACCGAAATCAAACCACTGAAAAAAGCCATCTCGGGGCTTCTGCCATATTATCACATTGAAGCCATGATTGAGGGCATGACTAAATCCGGCGTTTTCACCATCACCAAAGATTTAGAATGCGGAACAATCTCTGCATATCATACCGCATCGGGCCGCGAGGTTTTCGCCGCCATCCAAAAAACGGCTAGCCAATGGATATTCCGTCATCACCCTCAACTCTTCGCCTAACCTTCCCGTTCCCCTCAGAACAAACCCAAATAGAAAAACTAAATGCAAACCATAAACCACATTCTCTCCCTTCCAGTCGATCAAAGCACACTCGACTTTGCTTTAGTGTGCGCGGCCATGATCGCCGCTCGCATCGGGCTTTCCGTCGCATTTCACAAGCTCACTAAGTAAAACCCAACCCAAACCCAAATAGAAAAACCAAATCAAATGAACCGCATCACCAAAAAACAACTGCAATCCCGAATTGAAACAATCAATTCAATCCTCAACCGTCCAGCCACTCCCTATACTAAGCAAGTAGACGGGAAGCTAATCGCCAACATTGGCAACTTCTCTCTTTCACAATGCTACGGAGGTTTCGGTGTTCATCTAATGGTGAATGATGGAGGCGGCGTTTCCACTCCTATATGGGCGGGACACATTCCAGCACGGGACGCTTACGAGCGTCTATCGGCTTTTATCTCTGGCCTACAGTTTCAAAAATAATCCATGCGAACATTTCTAATCCATAAACAAAAACCATTTCAAACCATGAAAACTTGGGAATTATCAGACATAAGATATGCTGGCAATCTCGGCACGCTTGAAATTGAAAGCGGGGAGTATTTCGAAGTATTAGAAACAGAAACCAAGCTCGTTTTCGGTTCAGCTTGTAATGCCGGCTTTTTAGAGTCTGGCTTTATCATGCGCGAAGATTGCGAGTCCTTAGATGAAACCTTGCAAGAATTGCACGCGGATCTCGAAACCTTTTATCGGGACGGGCGCGGCTCCGTTTCCCGTATCGTGTGCAATGAAAGAATGTAATCCTATGCAAACCTTCAACACTAATCGCCTTCGCAATAAATTCCGCGACACTATGCAGGAAGGTCTTGCGCCAATCTCAGACGCTGATTTTTCCCGCATCATTCGCGCTTACCAATATCTAACTCAAAGAATAATCAGAAAATGAAAACCACAAACCACACACCCGGCCCCTTCCCGTTATCAGTCACTCAAGTGGAGGATTTTTATATCATCACCACTAATCAAGGAAACCATTATGCAAAAACCTTTGATCCAGCGGCGGCGCGTTTGATCTCTTCAGCTCCTGATTTGCTTTCTGCCTTGCGTTTCCTTCTTGCTGATTATATCGCAATAGGAGGCGAAAATTTCACAGGGTCGAGCGTTCCCATTGAAATAGCGCAAGCAGCAATCTTGAAATCGGAGGGCTTGAAATGAACACCACAGGCCACAAACGCAAAAGCCGTTTCGCTATCCTTAAAAGAACATCCCAAGAAATGCAAGACGCATTGCAAGCCATTGTAGACGCATTCGGTGATCAAGACTCTCTTTTGATTGACCAATGCAAATCGGCATTGTCCAAGGCGAAAGGGGAAGCATGAGCCTCCCGCCATGCCATCAAGACAGCCCATTGCATTCCGCATGGATCGCAAGGGTTCAAGAGCTAGAAAACGAGGGACTTGATACCAGTGACGCCCAAGGGATCGCCGATATGGAATTTGAAGGAATCAAGAAACCAAAATAATGAACCGCGCAAAAACCATCCAAGACATACTGGAAAAGCAAAGGGAGGAACGAGACAGGCAACGCCTAGCGGATTTCCTTCTTAAAATCTTCTTTGCCCACATAATAATCGTTACCCTTTATTTTTACCTATCAAAATGAAATATCCAATAGGAACAAAATTTATTCCAAGGAGTAGCGAAAGAAATAAATCAGTTTATACAATTGTCGATTGCTTAACAACCCAAAACATTGCTGGCGAAATCATTAAGCAAGTTTATCTCTGCGAGCATGATTTCATGGGTCAAAAGATTCAGACGCAAGAATGCGAGACAACCATTTCAAGGGGTCTTGCTGAAAAATAATTTGTTCCCCCTAGAACATAAACCAATAAAAAATAAATAAATATAATGAAAGAAATAGCATCCGCACTAGTCAAGGCACAACGCGAATTCGGTCCTGCGTTGAAATCATCCACAAATCCTCACTTCCGTTCCCGATACGCCGATCTTTCGGCTTGTGTCGAGGCTGTCATTGAGGGTCTTAATAATAATGGAATCGCACTAATCCAAGAGACGCACGATGCCGAGGGAGGTGTGGCCGTGGAAACTGTGTTCATCCACGAATCAGGCGAGCGGTTATCTGCCGGACGATTCAGCGTTCCAGCTACCAAGCAAGACGCGCAAGGCTACGGGTCAGCCCTAACATATGCCCGCCGATATTCCCTTATGGCGGCTTGTGGAATCGCGCCAGAGGACGACGATGGCAACGCTGCCAGCCGTCCAAGGCCAAAGGTTGATGCTCCAGTGGTCAAGGTTGCCAACACGCCCAAGGAAGCCCAAGGCGAGGCTAATAATGCGAAAGCACCTGCATTGGTTGATGCGCCAGAAATCAGTTGGGAAGCAAATTGGTGGACTCCCGAAGTTGCGGCTACACTCGCAGATGTTCCTGAAGTGAATGCGTTCCTAATCGCCAAGGGCAAGATCAAGGAAGGCCAAACTTGGAAGGATGTCGAGGATGCCACATACCGCAAGAATATCGTTGGCAAGCTGGCAAAGTTTGTTGAAGCAGTAGAGAAAGGAGTCAAATAATATGGATCGCTTTCCTGATCACGATATTGACGACAATGATGAACCCGTGCGCTCCCCCAAGCGCATGGAGGATCAACCAACATGGCATGAAACACTCCAAGAGGCGCGAGACTTCCACGATGACTGGAGCCGTCAAAATCCTAATCGCGTCTATGGTCAAAGCTACCCAAGGGACTGAATCATGCCATATCAACACAAATCTACTGCACTAACAGCCTTGCTTATAGAGATTAAAACCTGCTTCAAGTATCGCAAAAGTGAATTGATGCGGAAATACTGCAAGCAATACATTTCAACCTATAAATACATACTTAATGAAAATCAATAATACTATTAACTTCCAAGGAGAGCGGACAGCAATGTCCGACTCTGGCAACACAGAATGGTTTGAGTTTACTATCATCAGCGACAAGAAGTTGCATGATGATACTGTCAACGAGTTGATCAACGCTCACGGATGCGGAGGCCAAACCTCCTCATTTGAATACTCCATGACTGATGGTCAGCACCTTTATAATGGAAAATCCAAGAGATATTCAGACTAAATGAATCCAGATCACACTCTCTTTCTTATCTGTGCGGGATTTGAAGCAGCAAAAATACTTCTTCCCGTTCTGGTAATCGGATACATCACACTTAAACTTAACTAAATAAATATATGATCAGACACTCACTACTACCCAAGCTCGCCGAATGCCCTTGCTATGAGTCCAAGCAAGGCGAGGCAGGCCCAGCCGCACAACGAGGAACCAAGCTCGATGGACGATTCCGCGAGGCATTGGCTACAGGTGAACTTAACGAAGTTGACTTGTCCAAGGATGACATTAAGGCTCTTAAATGGGCTTTGAAAGAAGTCCGCAAGATTGCAGGGAAGAACCCTATAATATCAGACGAGGCACTTCTAAAGGTTCAAACCCCCGGCATTGAACATGAAGGAACAGAAGATGTTCGCATTCCAGATATTCAGACAAGCCTAGACCTGAAAACGGGAATCCAGCGGAGTTACTACGCACAAATGGGGGCATACGCTTGGGGTAACATGGAGTCACATTTCTGCGAGGAGTGGACTTGTTACCTTGTGTTCTGTGACCAGAAGGAAATCGTGGAGCATAAGTTCACGCTGGAGCAAGCCAAGAACATCGTTAATCGGATTCTGGACGCTCACAGCAATCCAGCCAAGCAACCATCCGCTTGTGGCTATTGTTCATGGTGCGCCAAGAAGGATTCATGTGTGGCCGTTGTCCAGCCAGTCCAAGAAGCCCATGCTATAATGGAGTCAGCCAACCTTGCGGTTCTGCGCGAGGAAATCGCCAACGACCCAGCAAGACACGCTCGATTCCTTGAAATCAATAAGGTATTTGAGTCTGAGCTAGTCAAGCCACTCAAGGATTTGGCAAAGAAGAAGCTGGAGTCTGGCGATTATCTGCCGGGGTTCAGGTTGTCCAGCGTCAAGGGATCAGAGTATTTTGATCGAGTGTCCATCGTCCGTGCTGCCATTAAGGGCAAGTGGGGAATGGATGATCTGGTTGATGCTCTTGGCGGCACAATGTCCGGATCAACATTCCGCGAGTTGTGCGAGAAGTATCGCACTCCAGTTGCTGAAGAAGAAGCTAAGCGCAAGGATGGATTTAACAAAGTTATCGAAGATAAGAAAGCAAAGAAATGAGAATTAGAACAGGATATAAACAAAAGAGTCGGCATCATATGTCACTCACTGAAAAAGAAGCGATCCGCGAATGGAAGTCACTTCAAAAGCTCCAGCCAACCCAATGGATGGAGCGAATCAAGAGCCTACCAGAACGAGCGCAAGGGCAGATTGCTCGCATGGTCTGGTGGGATTTCTGGAGCAATCGTCTAGTCAGTGAACGATGGAGCGAGTTTGACCACTGGCTGCAATTTGATGAGCGTGAGGAAACTGATCCAGTTCCCAAGACAACGCTGATCAAATGCCTCAAGGCTATTGGATACCCAAAATACCGCATTGATCTGCGTTTAATGGCATTTCAATAATAAACAAAACATTAACAAATAAATATATGACAAAGAAAGAAGTATTAAACAATCAAGTCGATGAAATAATGGATTCGTTCGACTTTCGCAAAATTGAATTAGTAATGCAGAACCTTAATTGGACATGGAAGGATAGCAAGATTCCACCAGATGAATATGAGATTAGGCGAGAGGCAAGAAGTCTTATGCGTATGGCTATCAAGAAAGGTGAATATGTTAGCACGGGAGGCTTTATTGCAAGTTTGCATTGTGGCGAGGAAAATGGACAGAAGTGGGCAAGAATTGATCTTGTTTTTGCTATCGAACAAACATTCGGCGAAGGAGAAGTATATGACCAAGAATGAATTGTGGAGAATATATGTTAAGAAGAATCCTTCATTTGAAGGAGATGGCAATGTTACCATGTCAGCTAAAGGATTGCGTAAGCTATTCGATACGACATGGGATACAGCATACTACGATGGAGAAGATGAGTCTGTTGAAAAAACAGGACAGAGTTTTCAACCAAGATCAGCATCAATAAACGATCTAATGTCCATATTCGGAATGAAATAAATATATGAGCCTAATAATAAACCAAAAACAACTCGCAGATACAATTGAATCTCTTGAACATAGAATCAAGAAACACGAAGCAGCCATTCAAATAATCAGAAAAGCAATTAAAGAAAAGCAAATTGGCTTTGAACCAAGCGTAGCAGAAGACATCCTTAACCAAATAGAAAACATATACAAATGAATATCATACAAAAACTAATCTATTCCATGCAGAATAAGAGTGATGACAACTCAATTCCAGCTAGGTTTGAGCGATTCCATCAAGACAATCCTGATGTATATCGTTCTCTCGTATTGCTCACAAGGCAAGTCATGGAGCGAAATAAGAGCCGTAAGATTGGCATTGGAATGATGTATGAAGTATTGCGCTGGCAGTATTACATCAACTCTGATGCTCAAGAAGACTACAAGCTCCCGAATGAATATCGGGCTTGCTATGCTCGCAAGATCATGGCGCAAGAGTCTGATCTGGCTGGATGCTTTAACACACGCAAATCTGTTGCTGATATTGTATGAGTAAAAATATATTTAGGCAGAAGCGGACTTCAAACTTCACTGTAGTTCCAAACGAGTTTCTGCATAGCGATAAGCTGTCATTCAAGGCCAAGGGGCTGTTGTCCTACCTTTTGTCGCTGCCGTCAGATTGGGAGGTTCATATCTCTCATCTGGCTACAGCTTCCAAGGATGGTCACGATAGCGTCTCTAGCGGCATGGCAGAGCTTTTAGAGGCTTGCTATGTGTGGCGCAGACCTCGTTGCGGAGCAGAACCGGGAGGCTGGGAGTATTTCGTTTTTGATGCTCCTCAGACTGAATCGCCATTTGGTGAATCTCCGATTCGGGAAAATCCGACAACGGAAAATCCCGATTCGGGAAAATCGGCAACTACTAAGAACTATAATAATGAAAAAAGAACTAAGGAGAATAAAGACACAAGGACAACTGAAGAATTTGTAGAATATCTCAAGAAAACATACGACTGGGTAAATATTGATATAGAACTCAAGAAAATTGATGCTTGGCTTGCAAAGCCTGCAAATGCTAATCGCAAGAAAACTCGTGCATTCGTTGAAAAATGGATTGCTCGTTCAGAAAAACCAATGGAGAAACAACCCTATGTTCCCGGCTCAATGCTTGGAATCAATCAAAGCTACACGCCATGTCTTTAATCCCAATCGCAAACACCGCAGAGAATGCAGCCATCTCTTTGCTCGTATCCAATCCAGATTGTTATTCACAGCTTCACTGGGAACCCTCGTATTTCTTCCAGAATGCCACTAGAAGCGTTTTTGAAGCAATTGAGGCCATCCATAGCCGAACTGGAGTTATCACGGCAGTTTCTGTCATTTCAGAGCTAGAAACAACTGGTAAACTCGCAGAGGTTGGTGGAACTGATTCCGTGATGGAGATGATTAAGACCATCTACATTGCTCCCGGCCCTGTATCGGTATCCATCGCTGATGACTATCGCCAGCAACTCATCAAGGCTAAATCATACCGAGATGCTATCAAGCTAATCACAAATTCAGACAGAGACATTCGTGAGATGCGAATGGACTTGAATGAACTCTCAGAGCAAATCGCAGGATGTGTTGTCACTGATTCCGAAATCAAAACAATCAATCAACACATCAATGAGCTAGTCGATGATCTTGAAAACAAAAACAAGCTGGATACATTCAAAACTGGAATGCACGATCTCGACATGGGATTCGGAGGTGGATTCCATCGAGGAGAAATGGTTGTTGTCGGAGCGCAGACATCGGGAGGTAAATCAATCTTGCTTTACCAAATCGCTCTGGAAGCTCTGATGGACAATAAGTCTGTTGCGATCTTCTCGCTTGAAATGCCGTGCAAAACAATCCTTCGCCGCATGGCTTCAAACATCATCGGAAAGAAGATTGTGAATCAAGGTGACTTTGGAGATGGGACATCATTCGTCGCATCATTCAAGGAAATCGCCAATGCGCTTCAAGCTCTGAATAAAATGCCAATCACTCTTCGTGACGATCTCTCTGAAGTTGGAGCAATCGACGCAGAAGCACAACGATTGGCATCACTAGGAAAGGCTGATGTGATTATCGTGGACTACCTGCAAATTGTATCCATGCCGAAAGCTGATAATCGTGAGCAAGCGATTTCAGAATTGACTCGCAGATTAAAATTGACTGCCCTAAAAAGTCAGTCTCTTGTGGTCACTGCAAGCCAACTGAACGATGATGGAAAGCTACGCGAGTCTCGCGCAATCGGACATCACGCTGACCATGCGTTGTTCATCATTCACGAGAAAAATAATTCCAGCATCGTTGTGGAGAAAAACCGCCGAGGCGCACGGGGAGTAGGTTTCCCAGTTGTCATGCGCGGTGATATTTCACGATTTGAGCAAACAGAAAAACAAGAAAAGAAAAAATGAGTGACACTGATGCAGCATTCATTGAGGCCAGTAATTGCTTCGACTTTGCAAATCATATCTGGGCATCTCGCCAATCAGAAAAATATGATGATGCAATGAAGGCATACGAACTAGGAGTAAAAATCTACCAAGAAAAATTTGTAGAAAAAAAGATTTGCGCGGAAGATGATTTTGAGTTCTGATCTCTCGCGTAGCAACGCTACTAAATAAATACTATGGATAAAAAATACATTGATAAACCCGGAAAGTATATTTGCACAGTCAAAGCCCCCGGAAACGGATGGCTAGATCATCCAGAAGGCAAAGCACCATTCATTCGCATTCCTTGCATCGTTGATATGCCAGATAGCGATCAGCATGGATGCGAGTCGGTCTGGTATGGATACCTATCAGAAAAGAGCCGTGAACGAACAGAGGAGACTCTTAAACAAGTTTTCCAATGGGACGGCAACTGGGACAACGAAGATAGTCTTGATGCCTTCATTGGCCGCAGGGTTCGCTTGCAATGCGACGAATCTGAATGGCAAGGCAAGACTCAAGTCAAGGCTCGCTGGCTTAATCCTCTTGCCACAAAGCGAGAGAAGAACCGCGATGAATACGACAAGAAGCGCAAGTCAGTTCTTGAGCAGTTGAAGAAAGACTACCCACATCTTGCTATTGGAGGAAAGCATACTCCAAAGACGCATGATGATGAAGGAGATTCCATACCCTTTTAGCCTTTGAGAGAACAAGGGGATTGTGGCGGAGTGGTATCTGGTTATCATTTGCCCCTGAGCCGTAACCACATAAAACGGCTCGCTCTCAACCTATAAATAAATATATGATTGTAATGCTGGATACATCTGGCAATCTTCAAAAAGCAGGTGAAGAACTTGGTTGCCATGTTGAGCAACTTATTACTCCGCTTACTCGTAGAGCTATTCAAGCTCCCGGAAAGCATTACTGCATGGACAATGGAGCATTTGCTACATTTGAATTAAAAGGATTCTTGTCTCTATTGGAAAGGCAAAGATCAGAAAAACACTTATGCCGATGGGTTGCTGTTCCAGATGTTGTTGGAAGCGCAAGGAGAACCATTGAGGTGTTTCACAGATGGAAAAATAGAATTGATTTCCCACTTGCGTTTGTTGCTCAAGACGGGCAAGAAGACTTGGAGATTCCTTGGGATGATTTTACTGCGATTTTTATTGGAGGTTCTACTGATTGGAAAATGTCGCACCATGTGGTTCAGATTATTAAAGCGGCTCAGGCATTAGAGAAATGGGTTCATGTTGGTCGCGTGAATACACCCGGACGCTTTGAGTATTTTGAAAATCTTGGAGTTGACTCGCTCGATGGAACAGGACTTGGGCGATACACCCATATGCGTAAAGCAATATACGACCTTCACAACCAACCAAAACTATTATGAATACATACGAAACCACGCATAGGGCTACTTGCCCAAACGGGAAATTGATTGACACATACGAGATCAAAATAACGAGCCATGACACGCTTATCGTTGAGGATTTAATGGAAATCCTAGCATCCGCACCAAAGCAAATCTTCCAAGAAGACCTTGCTGACCATCTCCGCGCCAAGCTGGGAGCGAAAGTGGAAGTTGTTGGATGGCACTACGGAATAAAAATAACCTGCGTTAGAGAATGAAGACTACCATATTTAAAGATTTTGCATTTAGTGCGGCTCACAATTTAAAGATTGAAGGGCATCCGTGTTCTGCAATACATGGACATAACTACAAGGTAAGAATAGAAATTTCTGGCAGAACAGATCAAAGTGGAATGATAAAGGATTTTGATGAAATCAAAAAACGAATCCAGCCAATAATTGACAGACTGGATCATTCGTATCTAAATGATATAATTATACATCCTTCAACATCAGAAAACATAGCAGCATGGATATTTAACCAAGCTAACAATCAACTTGGTTGTGTAAAAAAAGTAACGCTATGGGAAACTGATTCATGCGGTGCAGTTGTGGAAAAATAAATATGAAAACAACTACTATAACAGCATTTACGCTTTTATTAATAGCCTATATGTCATTCTGCATGGCATGGGAAAAAGTAATTACAAAACCAGACTTCAAGATTTGTCCTATATGTGGACAGAAAATTAAATGAGCGAGCCAACACGAATTGAAGAACAGCGCAGGATCAACGATCTATATGCATCCGGCCAAATGTCACGCGAAGAGTGGAGTAAGCTATACGACGAGTTATCTTCTTCAAAATGGACAGCAGAAGGAAAAGTCAAAGAAGAAAAATAGAATGAACTTTACCCATGAGATTCTGCGACAAATGGGATATAAGGTAGACGCCAATGGAAACTACTCACGAACTGAAACTAACACTCCACGGGTATCTGACCCCAAGCCTAAACCAGTTGCTAGGAAAACACTTCCGAATACTAATAAGGCACAAAAAGGAAGCAAGGAACGCATTGTTCTCCGAATTACGAGGTATGCAACGCGACTACTTGATGAAGATAACCTTGCCGGGGCGAAATTACTGGTCGATCAATTACGATATGCTGGAATCATACCTAACGACGACCCACAGTGCCTTAAAATCATCCTTGACCAAATCAAAGTCAAACACAAGACGGAAGAACGCACAGAGGTTGAAATCAAATAGTTGTAAAAAATAATACCTATTATCAGGGAAAAACCACAAAATTCCCTGATAGTAGGTTTTGGAAAATATAAATACATCAATAATAAATAAATATGAAATACATACTACTAATAGCTCTAGCACTACCAGCTTGCTCTAGCATCAGCAAAGAGACATATACAGAGTCACGCACATTGACATATCCCAAAGGTGGTTATCCTCACATAAAGGATATGTATCTGCGTAATGACAATAGCGGAAATGTCTCAACGCATGGAGTAAATCCAGTAAACAACAATAATGTCATGGTTGCTCCCGCTGTCCCAGTTGAGCCTGTAAGCACTCAAGAAGATTGGAGGTATGTGAATCCAGACCTTCCAGTAAAGCAAGAGCCAACCTACGAGGACATACAGAACGAGAATAAACTACTTCTCGCTAAATATTACAATGATTGGTTGAGGGAGTAGCAGGAACGGAGATTTTATTATATAGCACAAGTCTTTGTTCCCTTTTTAAGATTGTCTATTGCCCATAATGGCTGGAGATTCTTCCAATTAAAACATTCCTCTTGTTGTATTGGAATTGTTAAATTAAATCTATTGCAAGGAATTATATGGTCAATATGCCATTTCCCGTAGTTTTCCCAAGACATTCCTTCTATCCATTTTGATTCTAAATGTTTTTTTAAAAAATCAATTGAACATCCAATAAGAGATAGTGATGGTTTTCCTGTAAATGATCTTTTTAATGCGTCTTTAAGCCTTGATCTTAAATTTAACCTGATGCGATATTCTGGTTCTTGTTTTCTTTTTCTATAATACTCTCTCATATTGGCATTATGTTTTTCTTTATTTTTTTGCCTCCATAAGCGAGCTGAAATTGTTGCTTTATATCTGTTCCTATATTTCTTTTTATTATTTATATATTTTTCGTAATTTGTTTCCTTTAATAATTTATAATATTTTCTTGCGTTAATTCTTTGTTTTTCTAAATATCTTTCAAATGTTTCTTTTTTATACCATAATTCAGTTCCATTTAAATATTTATAGAATTTTCTTTTATCTCCATGTATTGGATGGTTATCTCCATGTTTAAATGTTCCAACAGGCATTCCTGTTGCGACTTTTAATAGTTTCATTTGCAAATATTATATTACAAAAAACAAAAGTCAAGTGCGGGCTTTCGGGGGTTTGGGATATAAAATATCTCTCATTCCGCCAATTGGGCCTAATAAATTAAAAGCCCTACCCTGAAGCGTCCTTCAGGTTCATCTGTCAATTCAGAATGTCAGGTTGCGCACAGCATATTGTCCCAATGCGGAATTAGATTCCATCGGAATCCAGAGGCGTGACGGGCAGTTAAATCTCAATACTTGATTCGCTCTTTTTTGCGATCAGTATTTTTCTTTTTATTACGATGCTCTGACCAATCAATCTCATCGTAGTTATCTTGCCACTTGCGCTCCCATGTCTTGGTGCGCGGTTTGTCGCCTTTTCCGTTACGATTCCACTCGCTGTCCTTCATCTTCATTTCCTTGTTCAATAGATTCGGTTTTTTCTTTAATAAGAACTTTCTCCATTAAAGAGCAAGCAACCATCAGTTCAAAGTTGAAACGCTTTGCTCGATTGATGATGTCAGCAAAGACATCGTGAGCAGAGACAGTAGTAATGTCGATTTGCTTCAGCACATGGTCAATGGCCTTAGCATGGTCTTCGCTGATTTGCTCTGGTTGTGTATTTTCTTGGCTCATATTATTTCTTTCGGATGATATTTATTTTAGACTTCTTCGGTTTCATCATAGAAACGCGAATGTTTGTTTTCTTCGGATTGCTGTCTGCTGTTGTGGTTATTGTTGGAGTCTCAAATTTAAGACTCGCGGATGTTTGTTTTTTCATTGTTTCTCTCGTTGTTCAATCATGGCATTTGCCATTTCAAAAGCAAATTCTGCGACATCCTTAACGGGAATATTTTCACCGAACTCTTCTGGATTAGCAAGCAATCCATTCATGGCTTGTGCCGCAAAATAGTCCCTCATGCTCATGCCAGTATTCGGGCGCACCTTTGGATTTGCAGCATCGCCCGGATACGCTTGCACAGGAAATGCAGGATGATTCCCACCTAATGTATTTGATTTATTAACCATATTTATATTCTGCCCCACCTAGATTTATAGTAAAGTTCGTTAAGCCTAACTCGCTCTGCTGTCATTGTCCAGAATTTATCGCAAGCAATATTAACTAACTTGCAAGTCTCATAGAACCACGGATCATAGTCGCTGCCATCAACGCCAGCCTTCCTATGGTCATGCGCCGAATCCCTTATGTAAGTCTTTTTTTCCATAAATTCTCTGCATCAGAAAGAGACAATACTGACCTTCCATTCCGCGAGTTGACATCGTTATGTATACCAATTCCCCATTTCCACAAGTCTGAAAAATCTGGAGGAAATTGCTTGCAATAGTCTTCAAAATGTTGTTGGCACGGGCAACCATTCCACGGAATAGAATCAACCCAGTTCTTAAACCAACTCTGCATGAATGCTAGGTCTTGGCAGTTCCTGTTGCGAAGTGAGAACAAATGTAGTTCCGCCCAGTATCTAGGCCCATCGCGGAGTATCACAGATTGAATTAGCGCACGGCTGCGCTCCGATTCATCCAATGCTCTCTGAACCCAGTCGCAATGCTCATCCCAGTTCAATCCGATATGCTCACAGACCATCTTCTCAACATCATCAGCAATCGAATGACCACTAATCGACTTTGAGCGGACGAATGTTTCGACCAGTTTACCAAGTGCTACGAGGAATGAATGATCTTCCCTAGCACCATAATCAACCACAGGGATAATCAGATGATCACCGATAATCTCGGAATCACTAAATGGCATTAGTGATGGATCAACTGACTTCGCCTCAAACTTCATTTATTTATTTATGTGCTTAGAATCTTTACTGATCCCACCAGAACGCCGAGGCCATCGCGTATCCACCTCCGACGAAAGTAGCAATAGCAAGAACAAGAGAAACCAGAGAATCATGTGTCATGGCTACTTGCCCTTTTTGCGAGTCTTAGCCGCTTTCATTGCGCGAGCCTTGCGCTGAACACTATAGGCGATTGCTACGGCTTGCTTTACTGGCTTACCAGATTTAACTTCAGCAGAGACATTACGATCAAAACAATTTTGTGAGGCACATTTACGGATTGGCATAGGTTTTATGTTGTATGTTAATTTTACTTTGAATGCAATGAATTATTCTTCTTCAAAAGAAATTTCAGTTTCTTGATTTTCTTCTTCAGGTTGTTCAGTTGTTTTCAATCCAAAATCAGATGCCTTTAGATTCTGAATGCCATAGGTAGCAAACATACGCTGAATTGCTGGGAAGTTTTCTTCATTAACCTTCAATAGCAATTTACGGGCAAGCTCTGGATCAGTCATTGAATCAATCATCATATTCTTGAATAGATCAATGACTTCCTTATTATACTGACGCTGAACTTTCTTAACAAGGTCAGTTGACTTCCATGCAACATACCCCTTGATGCCTGCAAGACCAATTCCAGCAAGCTCAAGAACAGTGTCTTTAATATCTTGAGCTTTATCTTCTGGAGATTGAAACCCAGAAACCTTTAGCTTGGAACGACGAGACATCATATCAAGCTGTTGGCGAACAGTGTCCATTGCTTCAAGTTCTGGAGAGTCTTTTCCAAATACCATCTCAAGCGAGTTCCTAGTTGCAGAACCTTTTTGCATCAAGTCATTCATCTTTTTAAGATCAACTTGGAAGTCTGAAAGGTTAGCCTCATGTGAAGCAATGCCTTTGCCTACGCTTTCTTTTGATGTTGTCCTTGCTTGGCTATTCATCCATCCTCTAAATGCGTTTTTAAGACCTTCTGTGGCTTTTCCTGTTGTGTCTTTCGATGCTTGTTCCAACAGATTCTGAACTTGCTGTTCAGCATTAACCTTGTTAGACATTACTTTATTAACAACCTCGTATGGATTTCCGCCAATAAACCTTGCAGCAGGATTAGAGTTTGGATTAGTAGCAAGTTTTATTTCATCATCAAGTTTTTTGACTTGCTCTTGATAATTCTTTTCAATTTCTTTTGCTAAAGCATTAGCTTGTGACTCAACAATAGAAGCATTTTGTCCTTCTGCTATTCTCTGCTTCTTGAAATCAAGAACTGATTTTTTAGCATTAGCAACTTGATCTTCAAGAGTTGCGAATTTATCTTGAATCTCAGAGATTCTTTTTCTGGATTCAGGGAAAATCTCAAGGATTCGATTTCCCTTGGTTTGCAACCAATTCTCAATGGATTTAGATGTTTTAGTTCCCTTTACTTCACCAGACATCTTGCTTAATACCCAGTCCGAAACATTACGAATAGCTGTTGCCCTATCAGCTTCTGCGGCTACAACTTGATCTGGCGTTAGATTAGGAATATCCTTTTTACCAATAATAGCATCACGCAATCTTTGAATTTCTTCTGGAGATGCAGAGGCTTCACTTCTTCCAATAAACTGATCTATTGTTTTAGAATTAAGTGCTTTGGGGCCAAAAACATCTCCAGATGCTCCCTCTTTATACCTTTGAGCATATTCATAATATGCGCGATTGGCCTTTTTAAGATTTCCACTAACATCTTCAAGGGATGCAATATCATCATTCAGCGATTGCTTGAATTTAATCAAGGCTGGAACTTCTGCTTGTCTGGCTGAACTAGATTGAGCGGCACGAATTTCAGAATTAATAGCACGAATATCTGCGCGAAGCTGATCAAGTGTGCGAAGTTTCATGTTTCCCTTTGCATCTTGAACTTCACCAAGGATTTTTTGAACTTCAGCAGGGAGTCGCCGTTCTTCTCCAAACTCTTTTACCAATCCAGCCTTAGCTTCAGCTGTGTTCTTTTGATAGAACTTAGGAACTTCTTTTTCTGCGGCATCGTAAAGATCATTGATATAAATTTTCTCACGATCTTTCTGACGCTTAATTGCTTCAAATGCGCTTTCGCTCAACTTGTCTTTTACAGTTGATTCTTTAAGTGTTGAAAGATCAGAGAAAAGATTTTCATACTCATCTTTTACTTGCTGGAAGGCATCTTCAGCATTAAGCACTCCCTTATCTGCTTCGGCCTTGATTGCCGCCGCTTTTGCTCCAGCCTCTTCAATCAATTTAGCAGCCTCCGCATCTCCTTGAGCTAATGCAGTCTGTTTGTTTTTCTCTGATTCAGAGACGATATTATCAATTACTGATTTGAAGTATTGTTGAGCCTCTTCAGGGGAAGCCCCACTGGGAGCAAGTCCTTCACCAAGTTTGCGAGACATACCAGCAATATTTTCTAGCTTCCTACTAGCAAGAATATTGGATTCACGCTCTAGCATATCCTGCATAGCCAAAAGACCGGGATCACCAGTAATGTCACCAGTCATCATTTTAACTTGAGCATTACTTACTTCTTGAGAACGAGCCAAGTCATCTAATGCTTGAGCTTTATCTGAAACCATTGACTGATATGCGCTGGAAGCAAGCTTTTCAGCTTCTGCTGTCTTTCGAGCGGCAGATTTAGGTAGAAGAGTTAGTGCGCCTCGGCCAAGCCCTGCTGCAATTGGAACAGCAACACCAGCACCAAGACCTCCACCAAGTTGAGCCAATGGGCCTGCTCCCTCTTGTCCCATCTTTTCCATGACACCACCAGCAGCAGCACCAGCGGCAGCTTGAACCACAGGACGCTCTCCCATCAATTTAGTAAATTTACGAGTCGCTTCAGCGGAAATTCTTTCACCAACAGGAAGAATTGTTTCGGGTTGAATTGCCTTACTAATTGTTCCAAGTGCTTTTGCACCACCGCCCATTTGTGATGTGCCAGCAGAAACAGCCTCAATAATCTTTTCTCCAGAAGATTCAGGTTCAGGAATTTTTAGCCAATTCAATGCGTGCGTTACGGCATCTTTAGTATTTGAATAATTTGTTCCAAAGTTTGAATTAACCAAATCAATGGTAAGGTCTGCAAGTTGACCTGCAACAACGCCACCAGCAGCACCCACAGCCATTCCGGGAGGGCCAAACGGAATCCCAAGCAATGCTCCTGCTCCAGCTTGAGCAAGAGTTGGGGAAACGCCGCGAACTACTGCACCCGCAACTCCCTTTGCCGTCATTGAAGGTTCTTCTTCAGGAGAAACCTCGTCATCTGGAGTGAATTTAATATCAGTTTCCTTTTCCTCTTTTTCTGGAACAAAATCAATTGCCATATAAATTATTGAAGTTTGTATCCTTTAGAAAGAGCCTCATCTAGTTGAGATTTTGGAATTTTACCAACTTTCCCATCTGGAGAAATAACGCTAACTTTTTCAGTTTGTGTTACTTTTTCTTTTTTAGGATATTTGATTTCTGGAGGATTATATTCTGGATTATTAGCCTTTAATACTTCAGAAGCATCGTTATAGATTTTTTGACGCTTGCGTTTGATTTCTCTCAAAACTGGTAATATATCTTCTGATTTCAAGTTATCTGGATCAAAAGAGCCTTCAGTTGCCTTAAACATTGCCATGTCTTTATCTGAAGCATTTCCAACAGCCGCTCCAGTTGGAGATGCCTGACGCATCGAGGTAAGAGCATTTATTGCAACAGTGCTTCCAACTGTTTCAAGTTTAGCTCTAACTTTGGCTGCATCAGTATCAATTGGCATTTTAGAGTAAAGCGCACTCATCCTACCAACAGACCAAGGATTTTTTTCAATAGTTGAAATTATATCATCAAGCTCTCTTAACGATGTAGCTGCTGTTTCAACATGGTCAGCAAGCGTTTTATTTTCGTCTTTTATTTTTTGCTGACGAATCTCCATATCTTGTTCGGATTTTTTTGCGTCTCTTTCTTCTTTTGCTTGCTGTAAAGAAAGTTTCTCTTCCTCAATCTTTGCTTTCTTTTCCTCCCGTTCCTCTGAAAGACGCTCTTTACGAATAGAAACAGGAGATAGATAACTAAATCCATCTTTATCTTGCTTAACTTCAATTCTATAATCTGGATTTGTTTTCTTTAATTCTTTATTTATTTGAGATGCAGCATTCTTTGCTTCTGGTTCAGTTTCAAACAAAGTAGTTGGAACTACGGGTTCCTCAAATTCTTCAGCAGCAGTAATTTTTTCAAGAGGCTTTTCTTGGGTTGCAACAGCCTGTGCGGGGAATTTCGGTGCTGGCAAGTCTTCTAACACTGGAGCGGCAGGTGCAGCAGTTGTTGAAACTGGGATAGACTCAAGTGCTGGTTTTTCTTGCGGAACCCTTGGAGAAGGCTTCCAACTAAATACCCCCGGTCTTTCTTCAGGAAAATCACCAGTTGGAGTTTCAAAATTAGCTTTCAGTTCTGGCTGTTGCTCTGGAAGCGGATATTCTACAGTTTCAGAATCGGAACGCTCCTTATCAACTTTAGTCTCTGGAACCCTATCAGAAAATCCAGAATATGCCTTCTTAAATTCATCATACTTTTTAGCAAACCCCGGTTTACCGCTATTTTCAGAAATAAATCTAGCCTCTTCTTTTGCGTAAAAATCTGCGTTATCAGATTTCTCTTTAGCACCATAAAGCATAAGCTCGTGAGCATACTTACGCTTCTCTTTAGCTTCTTGTTCTTCCTTCTCATACCTAGCAGTAATCCCACCCAATGCGCCTTGAGCAATATTAGAAACAGCACCAGCAATGCCTTCAGCTACAAGCTCTGGTCGAGAAGACTGAATCTGGATAGCTTGAAGTGGCTGGAACTGCAATGCAGCACCGCGAGTCACATCGAGTGCTGGCAATGGTTGCAGACCACTAAGGTTAGCAAATTGAGGAGAGAAGGAATAGTCAGCCATTAGGAGCCTCCTAATGCAAGATTAGAAGCAGAAGGGAGTTTAAATACATTGGCAGGGCGACCAGTTCCCCCAGCCTCAAGGTTTGCGGCCATAACAGCTCCGGGCATTACTGATGGCGTTCCAATTGCTCCTGCTCCACCAATTCCCATAGCAGCGGCTTTTTGCGTTTGCCCAACTTGTTGCCCACCACCAGCAGTAGCTTGATAGCCAGCAGTAGATTGAGCTTGTTGCATTGACTGCAATGCCGCCCTATCTGCTGCTTGCTGAGATATTCCTGCTTGAGACAATTGCTGTTTAGCAGCCATTTCTCCTTGTTGTGCAGCGGCACTAGCGGATTGCTGTTGCTGTTCTGCCATTGCTTTTTTCCTTGCTTCTTCGGCGGCACGGGCTTGTTCAGCCGCTGCACGAGCTTGTGCCTCCATCATAGCAATCATTGGGTCAGGCCCACTATTTCTACTTTTTCCGCCGCCTCCTCCTCCTCCAAACATTCCTCCCATATTATTGTCCTCCTAGTTTTATTCCTGTTGTTTTTGGTAAATTGAATACATTTGCAGGTCGTCCAGTTCCGCTTGCTCCTGTATTCGATGATTCATTATAAAATGGTAAATTAACTCCTAATGCAATATTTGCAAGCTGTTCTTGTCTTGCTTTATTTATATCAAAGCCACCACCAATTGCTGATTGACCAGCAGTAGTATAAATATTTTGTTGTGCTTTTTGTTCTTCTAACTCTTTAGCTTTTCGAGTTGTTTCATCTTGAGAAATTTGTTGTTGAGCAGCTTGCTCTGCCAATTGTGCGGTAGTGCTTGCCGATTGCTTTCTAGCTTCAGCAAGAGCATCTTCTTGTGCCTTACGAGCAGCCTCAGCTTGCGCTGCTTGTTGTGATTGCATCTGAGAAAAATACATCATCATCGCGGGATCATATTGGCTTTGATCCGCTCCACCACCACCACCGCCACCACCAAGATTCCATTGAAGTTTTCCAAAGCTTTTATCAAATTGAAATGGTTTTTTGCCAGCAGCCCAAGATGACGGAAGAACTCCGCCGGGGTCCATTATGTTCAATGGATCAACAACTTTTGATACTGCTCTATGCACTCTACCAGCCGTTTTTTGTAAGCCACCCATTTTTATTTTTTAATATTAAGTTTTTTTCTTGCCTCAAGGCACAATTCGCCATTCGGTTTAAAATGCCTACAAGCATCGGGTCTGTCAAAGTAAATTGAGCATGATACGCAATTTCCAACAACACCTCGCAAGGCTACACATCTATTATTTTCAGTTTTCATCAAAGGATAGTCTCCTCGTTGCATTTCCTTCGGTATCTTTTCTGCATCCAGTCTGTCACGCTTAAAAATCGGCCAAGACCATTTGTAAGAACAGCAAGCACCGCAAGAAATACAGTCTTCACTTGTTACTTCTTCCATTCAACAGGACGGAATCCAAGATCATCAATAACTATATCCTCGTATTGAACCATATCACTTATATTCGTAATAGTAGCGTTAAGTTTAGGACAATGCACATGGCGACCTAAATGACGATTTACGCAATTAAAACAAGTCGGGTAGAAGTCAGCATTTAGTGACTTGTCTGGATTGTTCTTCCATTTCCCATTTTCTTTAATATATCGAGTTGGATCAGCAGAAACTCCGCTTTCTTCAAGATACTGGAATATCTCATCATCAGTCCAGTCTCGCATTGGATATAGTGATACTGGCGCACCATCTACAATTCGGATGTCTTGAGCAAGCGGAACATGGCCCTTGATTAGGTCAGTATCTTCGTATTTGGTTCCAATATACACTGCTCCCCATGGCCAGTTGAATGTTCCAGTAGGTCGTTGCAAAAAGTCAGTAACTCCACACAGAAAATTCTCGCCATCCTTTGGCTTCTCTGTTCCCAAAGATAACACAACACAATTCTGACCCCATTGAAAATAATGGAGCATATCAAATCTAACCTCACCAGTATTCACATCAGGCCCATCTGCCAATGCCACCTTCATTGGAGGATACTCATATACCTCTAAGCCCCATTCCTTGATAAGTTGATCAGAATAGGCATATCGCTCACGGAACTTTGGTTGACGATACTGGATAACAGGAATATCAATCTCTGCTCCGTATCGAATAAGATGGAGTAATGCAGTAGAGTCCTTTCCTCCACTCCATAACACAACTGATCTAGGCCATCTTTTGTTCCACTCTTTTATTCTATTTATTGTTTTATTTATTAGGTGATGTCTCATTAAATAATAATCGCACCAACAGCGGCTCCAGCCACAGCACCTCCAGCACCAATCAACGCTCCAGTCATTGCATTCTGCGATGCTGCATTTTGAACAGCATTTTGATACATTGACTCTTCGTAATTTTGTTTATTCTGTTGAGATACTTGATTTGCCTGTTGCAACTCGCCAAGGTTCTGATTGATCCAATCAGAAGTAGATTGTTGCAATCTCTGACCTCCTGCAAATACATTTTGCTGGTATTGTTGCATCGCTTGCAAGTTTGCGGCTTTTGCTTGCATTTCAGCCTGAATTGCCGTTGCTGGATCAAGTCCACCAATTGGAGCAGGTGTTTGAGCAAGGTATCCTTGTTGAAGTGAAAGATTGCGAAGCCTAGCCTGACGCCCAGCTTCTGTTCCCATGTCATACATTGCGGATCGACCAATAGTGCTTGCCCCAAGTCCTGTTTGGTATCCAGAAATTAAGCCCTGTCGTTTAGCCCAATCATCCATGCTTCTCTGCGTAGCTGCAATATCTGTGAGTTCTGCAACTCTGCCCCCCATTTCGCTACGCATTCTTGCAGCCGCTGGATCAGTTAGCCTTTCAATCTCGCGGGAACGGAATATGTTTTCTAAACCAAACTCAGACGCTTCTTTTGATACTTTTCCAGAATCAAATGCCTGCATTTTTGGTGGAAGTTTTGCATACTCCTTCAATAGTTCAGCTTGTCCTTGAAGGAACTGTCCTCCGCCAGCTTGTTTAGCGGCAAGAAGTGCATACATTGCCGTATCATCTGGCTTTTGTAGATATTTACTGGCATCAACGCTTTGTCCACCCATAGTTTTACCTTCCGAAAGAGCCTGCTGGCGTGTAGTAGTATCCGCCTTGTTTTCCAAGTCCAGCAAATCCACCTAGACCTGTTGAGGGTTGATACGAAAGTTGGCTTGTTGGAACATTATAAGCACCAGCAGCTTGCTCTGCTCCACCATAAAATCCAGCAGGATTCAATCCGCCACCACTCCCACCCATTTTACCATAAGAACTAATCGCTCCAGAAGCAATATTTCCAGCAGCACCAATCAATGCCCTATTAATTGCATTTTGTGCTTCTGCGTTTTGTTGCTCTCCACCAAGAAGCATTTGATTATATGCTTGTTGAGATTGCTGTTGTGTATTCTGCAATCCAGCAAGATTAGCAAATTGTTGATTAAGTAACTGCGCTCCAGTTTGCCCAAATCCAGCAACGCTACCAAACATTCCTTGCTTATATGCTTCTTGAGCGGCAAGGTTCTGGGCTTCCATTGCTTGTTTGGCGGCAACTGATGTCTCAGGGGAAATTCCGCCAATAGGTTCTGCTGTCTGAGCCAAAAATGCTTGCCTTTGAGCGGCAAGATTTTCTTCATACGCTTGTCGAGCAGCCAGCGCACGATCATACATTGCGGCACGGCCAATACTGGAATCAGCAAGTCCTGTTTCGTATTGTGTTGGAAGACCCTGCGTTCGCATATACTCGCGCATATACTTGTCAACATTTTCTTTGCTGGTTAAATCTTCCATCTGCTTTGCTCTAGCCTCTCGCATTGCAGCAGCTTCTGGATTTGTAATGCGCTCCAGTTCTTTTTGCCTTAAAATGTTTTGCAATCCAAGTGATGCCGCCCTACGAGATTGAGCCAAAGCATCATATTGTTGTGGCTGTGGGGCCATTCCTGCATACTGCCTCAACATTTCAGCCTGATTCGCCATCTGTTGCTGTTGAGCCTGTTGCATCATCGTAGCAATAGCAACATCACGCGATGGATCGCGTCTCGACATATATTTACTTGGATCAACAGTTTTTCCGCCCATTTTAAGTCAATGAATCGTAACTATAAATCTCTCTGTCCATCTTAGTCAATCCCAATTTATTCATAATATCATTAGTAAACTTTGGCCGATCATCAATAAGTGGAACACCAATATAGCCTAGACCTCCTGAAAGTTGAGCGTGCGCCCTCCAATCGCTCATCACCTGAATCACATCCTGCGGCCTTGTATGAGACGGGTGAAAAGCTGGATAGACAGTAGGAATGAAAACATGATCAGAATAACCAAACAACTCGCCATTCCGATAATGAGCGTAAACATTGATGTTAGGATGTTCGACAATTTTGTGGTCAAACGATTCAGCGAAGTCTTGTAAATTTGCAAATTCAAATGAGTTTTTAGGAACGAGTCGATAGTCGATTCTAGATTTCATATTTATTAATTAAATCCTGCCTTTGGATTATTCCCCGCAATTTCATTAGGGATATAATCCTTAAATCGGTTTGCCTGTTGTGCAATGATTTTTTTTCGGTCTGCATAGTTTCCACAAGCCGCACATGGCAAACATCCAGCTTGGGGAGAGAATAAAGGAACAGATGAATACAATGGCACAACAGGATCATCCTTGAATGGCGAGATATATCGAAACGGAAACTCCGTTACTTCCTTTGTAGCTGTTATGATAGATGGCATATATCAACAAGGGTTCTGTGTAAGGTATTGTTGCGCGGCTTGGTTTGCTGCATTCTGGGCAAGAATTCCAGCTTGGTTCTTTGCATCAATTTGAGAGATTCCAGACAAGTAGCTTGCTGATGCAGTAGCAGAAATAGACTTTGTAGGATCACTCGTGCATGGAAGTGTGGTAGTCCTAAATTCTTTTGCCCACCATGATTTTTGTGTTGTATCTGCTTGCTCATACGGACTAGGAAGCAAGTCAATTTCAAGACTTGTTCCGTCTTGTGCCGTAACGCATGATTTAGTCTCTGGAGATTGAGGAACGCCAGTGCTGCGCTCGCTCCACGGATCAATGAATATACGCAGTGATTCAATGCCCATCTCTCCGCACCACTCAATCAAAACAGAGAATGCCTTGTCGATGTCGTTTGTAAGGCTGGATTCACAAGTGATGGCTGATTGTCTGCGCTGACTATTTTCAGTAATTAGCCTGCGATATTGCGTGTTTAAGAACCCAAGATTTGCAATTTCTTTAGCGTAGTCGCTATTCACCCACTGATAATCTGAAGTCACCGCAAGCAATCGAGTATCAAGAATATTTTGATAGAATCCTTTTGAACCGCGATACGAAACTCTTGCATCCACAGTTCCGCCAATTTCGCAAGCCTCAATTTCACCATACTGGAATTGTTTGAAATCAAGACCATCACCGAGAAGACCTGTTTCCATCTGCGAGTAGATGCGATTTACCTTTTCAGTTATTCCTCCATCAACATCAATGTCAAAGTATGTGTCTGCTCGATTCGGCATGAATGCCTCCCAAAGATGATTGTAGGAACCATCATTTGTGGCGGCATAATCAACAGAGAAATGGAAACAAAGTGGGGCTCCATTTACAACGCCAGAAATCCATTCTACGGGCCTTGTGCCAGTCCACACGCCACACCATGAAGGAATGCGTTGTGCGGACCATTCAGCGGCGGCAGCGTAATCAAGAACCATCGTTGCTGAATTACATGGCTCTAAGTAAGGGACGGAATAGAGCAAGTAGTTCTCAAACGACATCGCGCAAATCTTTGATGTGTCACCAGCCATATATGCTTTTACTCGCGCCATCTCAATATCACGATATAGAGACTGTGAAGTAATATAGGCAGATGCCGCAATGTCAGCGGAGATCAATCCTCCTTGCGAATACCACCAGAGTTGACCCGCTTGGAATGAAATTGATTTTCCTGCAACGCAACCAATCGTCGGATACAATGTTGTTTGGAAATTAATGGTGCTTACCCATTGAGTCCGATCATAGATTCCACTTGAAAGGGAATATGTCGCACGATCAGTAAAAACAATTAATTTCGTATCATTGTTCTGACCGATGTAGTTCGTCATTCCAGTGACAATTCGAGCGAATGCAAAGTCTCCACGGCCAGTTCCTGTTAGTCGTTCTGTAAATGAAATTGGATCGCCTAAATCAGATGCAAGGACAATATTTTTTGATGCAACCCAAAGTCGGTTTCCGCTAAAAGCCATCCAATATCCAACGGGAATTGAATCTGTTTGAATTCCTGTTGTGTTTGATCCATCCCAGTAGGCAGGAGTAGAAATGCCATCTTGTATTACAACGATACGATGAGACGGAGTTACTGTGACATCTCCTCCAGTTGATACCTTTGCGGTTTGAGTTGCTAAAGTGAAAACAAACTGGTCAACATTGGGGTCTAGCTTGATGTCTTTAAGTCGATAATCTTCCCAGTTTTTCGGTTGTTTTAGGGGGAATGGAGAGTAGTAAACATTTCCATTAACTGCGAACACCACAAACGGCAACTCGTCGGCAACAGATGTTGTGCCATCTGGATTGTAAATTTGCGCTGGAATAGTTTTTGTGACTCCATTTTGGATCACAGTATCAGATGCGTTTGCTTGCTTGTTTGATGAGAAAAAGATTCCTCCTTGGAAATTTCCCGGAGGAAGCGAGAGACGCATTGAGTATCCCGGCCTAGTCTGAACAACCCCGCCACGAACAGCACAATTTACTGCCCATTTAATCTGGTTATCTGGCAATGCCCAAGGATTCCTTACCGAGTTGACACCAAGAATCCAACCAGAAGAAACCTTTACCTCTCTTCCTGAAGTTATCTGTGCGCTTTTCATTAGAACATTACTGGATCAGATGTATCACCATAGCAAATCGCATTTATTTGTGGGACTGACATTGCATGACCATCAATGCTCTCTTGCTGATTCTTGAGATATGCAAAAGCAATCTGCCAATAGCGAGCCGATTGATCAGCAAAATCTTTATCTTCCAAATCGCAAGCGTGAACAGCGGTGATAATTGCTCGCTCTTGCTCTAGTGGAATAAAGTCGTAGATGCTGGTGATGCTTGGAGTCTGGATGCGATAAGAAATCCTAGCCCATGCACAAGGCTTACCAATACGAATCCTGCGATACTGAGGATTAACTTCAGATGGATGATATTGACCGATCAGAGTCATGTCATTGCTACGGCCATAATCATAAGCGTAGAGCGACACATAGCCTTCAGTAATTGGTTTGTCGATTTGAGCAACAGATTTCACAAATGTTGGCAATGTGACAGAATCAATAAAGAATGTTGATTCTACAGTTTCTCCAGTTGTTGTGTATGCCTTGCGTCCAGTAGTAGAAGCAGTATTTCTTGCTTGAGCAAGTGTGTCGTAAAGCTCAAAAGAATTGTTATCAATCCTACGAGCGTAGTATGTAGTTCCAGCAGTCAATCCAGTTGGCAATACATCCCCTTCTTTAGCGCGAGGAACAACAGCATCTCCAGTATTGAAGTGAGCTTGATCAGCATCAATACTTGTAGATGGCAAGACATTGAACTCCCTAAGAATGTCTAGGCTTAATTGACCAGTTCCCGGCGTTGTCAATGACTGCAAGATTCCTCCCAAGTAAACCTTGATTGAGTCACCGAACAATTTTATGGTGTAGTCGGTTCCAGCAACAAGGGGAGAAGGAAGAGTATCAGTCGTAGAGAATCGAACAATTTGATCTTCGCTCAAGAATACAATTTCAGATGGAGTAATTAGATTTCCAAATGGCAAAGACTGAAATGATTTCCTCAATGCGTAATATGACTGACCAGCACCGAATGACTGAACGACAATAAGTCCAGTTGTTTTGTAAGCCTTGATTGTTCCCGTAGCTGAAGAAAGTGAGCTGTCAATAGCGTATGTAAACTGATTCAGTGCAGGGGTTGATATAATTAAAGCATTAACTTTATTATATCCAGAAGGTGTAGCCCCAGTAATAGTAACAGTATTTCCAGCAACATATCCATGATTTGTAGATGTTGTTGCTGTTGCAGTAGTGCTAACACTTGTAAGAGTTGTTATTGAAATTGGCGTTCCATCCACTATAGAACCAGCGTTGGCATTAACTAAGGTATTATAAATTTTACCAGTAGAATTGTTGATTTTATTTAGATAAAATGGTGTTATACCATTATCAATTGAAGGATTTGTCGCAGGAAGAAGATAATCCGTTCCAAAATAAATTTGCTGACCAGTAGAAAGATTTGTAAAATCTCCTTCCCAGTTATTATTGAATGTAACACTGAATGCACGGGACAACGAAACATACAATGTTCCAGTTCCAGATGAAGTAATATTTATATCACTAAAATCAGTATTTTTAACAGTAAAGTTTCCAGAGGACAAAGGAGTTTCTGCCCTATATGCGGTTCCAGAAACAAGAGGAGATGGCAACGACCCAGTAGAGGTAAAGCTAACAAATACACCAGTCGATGGAGTAATAATAACAATTGGAGTTGTTGTATAGCCACTTCCAGCGGTAACTGCTTTTACTTCTGTAACATTTCCAGATGTTGATGTTATCCCAGCATTTAAAGTCGTTCCATTTGGAGCAGAAAGTGCTTCAAATGTAAATGTTGTTGCTGCCGAATTAGGAATATAAGATGTAGGGCTTGCTCCAAGAACAGGGGATGAGGTTGTTGTTGTTATTGTAAACTTAAATGTATTTGCACTATAAACCTCAACAACAAAAGGAGTATTAGCATACTGAGATGGATTTACATTACTGAACCTAACAACATCACCAGTCGAGTAATTGTGATTCGTTGAAGTAACAACAGTAACAATATCCCCACCAGTAACCCTTGTCATTGATGAGATGTTTTTGCTAGTAATTGGAACAGAAGTTATAGTCTGTTGCCCGTTAAGATATGTTGCTAAAGTGCCAGTTACATCAGATATTTCAATTGTTTGACCATCATCATATCCATGTGGAGAAGTTGTTGTTACTGTAGCAACACCAGACGAAACAGATATTTGATTTACATCTAAAATAGAACTATTTACCTGTGCTGTTGCAATAGCCCCAGACCCCCCACCACCAGTAATTTTAACTTGTGGAGATGTTAGGTATCCATAGCCGCCAGATATTTTGTTGAAATGAGAAACAAACGACCTTGTAATTGTTGCTACAGCGGTAGCTGGAGAACCTGATATTTTTTGAGATTCAATTGAAACTCCCGTGGCAGGACTTCCAAGAAGAGATGAAACTGTATATGTAAATGTTTTCGCAAGAGCATTTACAGATAAAATTGTTTTTGTGCCATTAAACCCACTTGGACTTGCACCAGTAATTATAACTTTATCTCCAACAGCATATCCATGAGTTTCATTTGTGGTTGCTGTAGCCACTGTTCCAGTATATGCTGTAGATATAATTGTTCCAGTAGCAGGACTTGTTGTTATTGTTGAAAGAGTTGTATATGTAAATGTATTATTATCTATTTTGTTTATAGTAAATGTTCCATTGTAATAAGATGGTGTTGCTCCACTGATTGTTACAACTTGATTATCTGAATATCCATGATTATTTATAATACAAGTTGCAGTAGTTCCTGAGCCAGTAAGATTGCCAGCAGAAACTGTATCAGTTGCACCAACCTTTGTTATTGATGTGACTGCCAATAACTGCTGAATAGGCTGTTCAATAGTTACTATTGGAGCCTCTGTGTATCCAAGTCCCGGATCAGTTATAACAACATTTAGAACTTTATTGTTTACAGTATCTCTAATTGAATATCCAGTTGCTTGCCTTTGAAGTCCATAGAATGGGCTGGATTCAGGTAATATTGGAGGACTTGAAAATGTTACTTCTGGGTCTGAAACATATCCACTTCCTTGAGAAACAACCCTGACTGATGTTACTGATCCAATCGTTACAGCTTGAAAATTAGCCCCAGTTCCAGATGGTGTGTCGATATTTAATCCAGATGCGCTTATTTGCTGAGTTGTCCCAGTTATAGATGTTGCTGGAATCAATTTAACAAGAGAATTTGTTCCGCTTCCAGAGTCTTTTAGAATAATTGGATTTACAAGATTTGTTGGATTTGATGCAAGCGCATCAGCTTGATTTTCGTGCAATGAAACACTAAACTCATCAATAATATTTACAAAATAATTTTGATTTGCAATGAGAGGCTTCGGTAGATTTCCAGATGCGGTAAATGCTTGGACTTGATCTCCATCATTGTAGTAGTGGCGAACAGAGAAAGTCAGAGTTGTCTGAGGATCAATGCTCTTGCGAATATCAACATTTAGCGAGGCAGTAGTTCCAGTAGTGTAAACTGGATTGATATTCTTTTTAGCATCATTCTCGCTCTCAAATACTGTCAGATGCGTTGCATCTTCAGCGTTAGCATAGTAAATCGTTTCAGAGTTAAGCGGAGAAGGCAAAGATTGCCCAGTAGGGAATGTAATTTGATTTGCAGTCTCAAGTGTAAATTCTGGTGCTTGAGAAAGTTGAAGTGCGGTGACAACTTGTGATTCACGGCTATCTTTAAATTCAAGATTCCCAGCACCAACAATGCTCTGAAGATTGATTGGGTAATTCAACGCTTGAGCATTAAGAGGATCATTGAAAAGCTGGACTGTGAACGCATCAATAACTCCAATATAGTATGTCTGGCCATTCTCCAACGCTACAGGAATCGTTCCAGTTTCCGCTGTAACGCTCATTCCTTGACCAGATGATAGTCCGTGAGAGGCTGTGCTAGTAAAGAGATTTATTGGCGTAATAGCAACACTACGGGTCTTTACAGTCGCATCATCTGGTGCAATCGTTCCATAAGCAAAATCACTCTGCGAGTGAATAGGAATAAGCAATCCATCAACGCCAGTTCCATTCGCAAGTTGTGAGCGAAGTGCGCGGTTGTTCTGGTCGTTTCCAAGAACGCGAATTATCTTGCCAACATCATTCTCCAACTCTGCAACAGCAACAAGCTGTGATGGCTGAATAATGTCCATGAGTGTCGCAACATATCCGCGATCATCCCATGCCCATTCAACGGAATTAAACATTCCGCCTTTGTTTACATGGTATTGAAATAAACGATTACGGAAGTATGTAGGAGAACCATCAATGTTTACCGCTAGAGGAACATCAATGTTACGAGGAAGCGTGATGGAACAACGATCCCAGCCAGTGCATACATCAACATCAGCGACAGAGTGAGTCCAGTGACCAGACTCCATCAAGGTCGCTACTGCCTGCTGAATTTTACGAAAGATTTTACTTTCGTCAGTCGTTCCTAGAATTTCAGCACATTCCTCAAAGATTTGCGAGACAAACATGGCGCGACATTATCGCATCGAACCTTCTGCCGCAAGTGATTTAAGAAACTCTTCGTCTTCAGCGGTTGCAACAGCCTCTGGAGCCATTTCTTCGGCAACAGCAACGGCTTCGCCACCCTTTTGAGCGTCAACCTCTGCCTTGAGAGTTTCAAGACCAGATTGAAGCTGGCTAACAAGTGTGTAGATGGAATCAAAAGCATCAGATGGCATTTGAACCATAACCTTGCCACCAGCAGGAGGAGCCATGTCAGGAGTTGGTGCGGCCATTTCCCCCGGCATCGCTTCTGGTGTTGGTGTTGGAGCTTCAGTGAGCATTTCGTTTTTCTTAGCCATAAAATTAATCTTCGTATTCTTCTTCGTTTTCTTCTTCGCCTTCGGCTTCTTTCAAGCCTTTTTCAATAGCATCCTCGTCATCCTCTTCTTCTTCCATCATTGGTTCCATCTTGGATTTACCATTGGATTTGATACCATGAATTTCAAGTTCTACGCAATAGCATTTCTTCTCTTCGCCATCGCGCATAATAGTCTCTTTCTTCTCCATGACCTTCTTGAAGTGAATGACAGCAGTTCCTTCTTTAGGGAAATCCATCAACTCTTTAGCATTGCTAAAATAGAGAGAAGGATAGTGAACAGAAGATGGTTCACGCTCAATCTCAATAGCCATTGCTGGATTCATTTCTTCGCCAAGGTCAACAAAGCCCTCTGGCAAACTTACTTTTTTAGATGTGTATGGCATATTATTCAAGTGGTTCACACAACAACGGAAATTCCGAGTCGCATGGCGGGCAAGGTGTGCAGTAGCTCATAGTTTATTTTTCTTCTTTGTAATCTTCGTATCGGTCGTGTTTGCTTGGGAAGTCGGATGGCCAATTCATAATTATCAAAATATTATCCGTTAAGAGATTGAGATGCAACTAACCAATGTGTTCCATTATGAATACACATTACAATATCATTTGAAGTTCCAAGTGTTATTGATGCGTTAAGAGGCGTTTGAAATCCATTAATAGTTGCTCCTGATGTATTAATATCTCGTATAATAAC